ATTGAGCAAACTGCAAATCAAAGAGGTCTGCCGTGGCATAGGTTGTTGTGACGGTGTATACCCGCGCTGCCGTGCCGGCAGACGAGTAAGCAGTGAACCCAGTAGAATTTATGTTTGTGTCATCAACGTCGGTCAGTTCAAACGTGTTCGTGGTTTTATTCTTGATCTTATAATACTTGCCGTTCAATTCGGTCATGCCAACGACAGAGGCAATATAGATTTCGTCGCCATTGTCATAGCCATGTGAGGTTGCGGTCACGACGCACGGGTTGGCCTGTGTCGCTCCGCTGATCGTTTTGTTGGCTTCAAGAATAGACCCGTTGTCCTTGTAAAAACGGACATACAAATTGCCAAACTCAATGCAATAGGCTTGTGTGGTTGAGAACTCAAAAGGGATCAGACGTGTCTTTGCGCTTGATGTCTTGACCTCTTTAACGAAGCGTGTGCCTGGACGGCGTGTAATGCCGCCGTGAGGCTGAACAATAAAGTTCTCCAGAGTTTCGGCGCCGTTGGCATACTTGGTAATATCGACACGGCCATAGAGGTCTTTGGCTAACTCACCCGCCGTCCAGTTTGTCTTAATGGTCGAAACGCGGGACATTTATGACCTCGCTTCAAGCCATGTGTTTTCGCTGGCAGAAAGTGTTTCCTGGGCATCAACCAGCCGCGCTTCTTGTATTAATGACGCATAGGCTGTCGATGCAGACGCCACCACGGTTTGCGAAGACGTGATTTCATACGCCACGTCAGACGCAAGACGCATGGCATAAGCTTCCACAAACTTGGCATCATAAATCGATGTATCCGTAATGTCTTTAATGTAAAGGATGTTTAAGGGCGCGGCAGCATCGGTTGCAATGTTCCGGCCTTCCACCGACCATTCCTCTGTCGTGTCCACTTCGATAATGCGAAGGCAATCAGACGGCCAGGGAAAAGAATTGGAATATTCCCAAACGGGTGCGGTTGTGTCAGCCGCCAAGGCGACACGGGTCATGGCGAAGTTCCAGGGATGATCGCGCAAGCAATATTGACGCGACTGTTCATGGATGCGGTTAATTGCGCGGCCTTCAACCGTATCATCTGTCAGCGCCGTAATAGGATTGGCGCCCAGATAGGTCAGACCTTTGTTGGCAATGTCTACGATTGATCCGGCCATATAAAATCTCCAAAAGAAAAGGGGAGGGACAAGCCCTCCCCAATTCAGTTAGTCAACGATGTAATGAATGATGAAACTCATATCACCGCCGGTTCCACCTTCCGCATGCATGGTTGCCGCGACATAGTAGAAACCGCCTGGATCAGTTGAATCACCAGCCAATTCATACATCTTCTGGCCGCAAGTGTTAATGTCTGCCGCTTCGTGGCGAACATCAGCAAGTGCAGCAGCATCAGCGACTGCTGTAGCAAAAACGTCTTCGTCTTTGACCACGCCAGCCGATGTGTAGATGCCTACGTTGAACGTGCAGCTTCCACCAAACGTATCGGACCCGATAAAGATATGGGGAACAGATGCGTTCGACGGGATGGGCGCCAACATAACGATGTCGTTATCGTTGGTATCCCCAGCCGCAAGCGCCACAGTACCTTGTGCAATTCGCACACGGCCATGTAATTCGGCACTGTCGTTCAGCGTCGGAGGGGTTGCCTCAAAATTGGCAACCAGATCGGTGTTTTTAGTACCCATTGGTCATCCCTCCTATGTTGGATCGCATTCGATATAGCCCACCAACTTTTCCTGCATCCGGGTTGCCCCGATAGCCATCGATGCGAAGACTTGCGTCGCATGATTTTTATCGGCCCGCTCAGAAATCTTGATGGACGGTTCAGCGCCTATGGCCAGCTTCATTCCGGCTTTTTGCCAGAACAAGACTTTGTGGTCAGAGTTGCTATCTGTACCAATGAGTTCCGTTCGGATGAAGGTAAATCCCATGAAGGAATCCACTTCCCCGTTTACCAAACTTTTCACAGTGGCAAAATCGGAACTAGTGACTTCAGTTTGACCTAAAAGGTTCTGAAGCTGTTTGGCGTTGATGATCATAAAACGATCACCATCTTCTGCCTCATTGGCGTCGAGGATTTGCTTGGCAGCGCGTAACTTGCCGACATTCAAACCCGTATCAGCAGCAGGGCTGATACCGACCTGGACATCAACAGTGTTAGAACTGTCGTAGCTTGTTGAGGTGCCACCGGCAACGCCCGTATAGGCGGTCCCGTCAGCAGCCGAAACAATTTGCTCATCCATCGCACGGCCCATAGCCCAGGCAGCAGCCGAAGCATAGGGGCTTTGCGGATCGATAAGCATACGAACACGATCTTCATCATCGATGAGATCGGCCCAATCAAAGTCGATAAGGCTGACACGACGCCTTGCATGGGGCGTGTCCATCCTTGGAGTGTCACTGTGACGTGACGTGCGCTGTTGAGCGGCAGTTGACATTGTGTTCGTTGAAGTGCGCGACTACTTCAACCGCTTTCGCTGCTGCATATCGCTATGCAGATCAGATCATATCATCATCCCTATGGGATGCTCTGCGCTTCGGGCCGCTTGGCCCTACTCCCTTTCGGGATGATCGTTGCACCTTCCCCTTGCAGGGCTTGGATCAGGATTACCTACTTGAGGCTTCCCCTGAGTTCACAGAGTTTTCATTGGCCAATTACTTGACCACGCGGCTACAACTAACCGACTTGCTCAAAGAAAGCATTCTTGCCCACCACAGTTTCAACCGAAACTGCTTCACGGAGGCGCGAACCTTTCTGCTGAACGAGGTGTTCAACATTCCCTTTGTATTGCTCAACAAACGCAGTGGTGATTTGAACTGACACTGGTCAATTCTCCTTCTTCACTAGGTTGCGTTTAGGGTGAAAGTGGTTGTCCCGTGTGGGGCCACGCGCCGTCTTTCCGGCTGTCCTTAGTCGGGCCGAATGGTTATCCGACAGATACGTTTTGCGCGACGGCTTCAGTGCCGTGCGCCAATTCTGCAAGTCTGTTCATTTTCGCCACCAGCGCCTTATGCTCTGGATGGGCGTTATCCCAAAAGGCGGGGTTAGCCCGTATCTGGGCCATTTGCTCCTTGGCCATGTCTGGCGTTGTGCCAAACTGCCCGGCGCTTTCGCCTTCCTTAAACTGTGGCCCGCTGCCAAGCCCCATGCCGATTTTGGCAAAGGCGCGAACAATATGCGGGTTTGATCCCAGGCCGGATTGATCCAACACCTGACGCAGTTCGTCAGAGCCATACTCACGCAGCGCGCGCTTTGCCGCCTCTACCCGTTGTGGAAATGCGTTGCCGTACTCCTTTTGCAACTCGCCTTCCCATTCGGCTTGCTGGTCTGCCGCCTGGGTCTGGGCCGCTTGCATGGTCGCCATTTGCTGCTCAACAAAACGGTCATGCAGCCCCTGCGCCATTGCCGCTGGCACTTTCATTTCATGGGCCGCGCCGCGAAACCAATCGGACAAATCCTGGTTGTACGCCTCGAAACCATCCGGTGCGGCCAGTTGGTAGTCTTCGGCCTTTTCCGGCGTTCCCAGCTTCTGCCAACCCTCCCATTCGGAAAGATCGCTGCCGTCCGTTGGCAACACAACTTTGTCAGCGCCCACCTGTTTTTCCAGGTTGACGTATGATTTTAGAACGTCATCGGCGCCTTTCCATCCTTTGGCTTCGATGACTTCATGGTAATCGTCCAGACCTTGCGTCCAATCGGCTGCAACTTCTGGGTTGCCCGCATCCTCTGTTAGGATGGCGGACCCTTCAGTTTCATTCGGCATTAATATCTTCTCCTATGCTAAGTGATAAAAGTTTGTCTTCATCGATGGCCAGGATCGACAGAATGCGGCGCACGATGTCTTGTGAGCCGTGCATGTGTTGCAATTCGGCACTGTCTCTCTGGCCGGTGATGGTCAGGATGCCGCTGACCTTGATAAGGTCCAGCAAGATGGCTTTGCCCTGTGGCGTGTAGAGGAAGATTTCCTTGTAAGCCTGGGCCAATTCGGCCTGGGCCTTATGCTGTTCAAGCAATTACTGCTGGCCCATTTCAGCTATCTGCGCGACTTTCAGACCGGCATCGGCCAGTTGTGGCGCAGAGTTCATGCCCGCTTGCATCGTTTCCGCTTGCTGGCGTTGGCCGCGCATTTCCGCGACTTCTTCCTCATCGCGCAGAATACGTTGCGGAGCGCCGTTGATTTCAGCCAGGGACCGCGTGATCTCATCGGTGTTGAAGTTATCCATGACCGATGGGTCAACGGCCGCAATGGCCTGGACACTTTCGAGAGTACGCAAGATCCCGACGCCTTCTGGTGCCCGCATGGCTTGGGTTAGAGGCGAAACATATTCAACCTCGTATTCGCCCGTTGCTTCTTCCAATGCCGGCGGCATAGCCGGAATCATTCCTTGCTCTGCCAACACGGCAAACTCGCGCTCAATGAGCGGGCCTAATGCTTCGGACTGTTGCCGGCCTACGGTAGGCGCTAACAGGGCACCTTTCTCTTGGGCACGTTGCAACACTTCGGTTGCCGTCATTTGCGGCGATTCCACAAGGATCTGGAATAAAGTCACAAGGAAGCTGTCTTGGATAACCTTGCGCCGTTGCTCCATCATTTCAAAGCCGATGTCTACACGCGCACCTGTATAAAGGGGTTGAATGGGCGCCTGGGAACGCCCATCCATCCTTGCAAACGTCGCCGCGCCAGGCTTGGCATTGACGGGGAGGATTACGCCATCGTCTGCAATAATCAAAGGTGGGTCCACAGCCTTTTGACCAGCGCGGATAACCGTCTTTGACATTTCGTTAATCATCTTGATGTCCGGCAAGATCGTCATGGCGGGAGAACGGCCATAGACCTCACGCGGGCCGGTGACATAGCGGCTGACGATGTACGGCATATCGTCAAAGCCGCCTTCCTCTATAAGTTGCTGTTCCTTGACTTCGTAATAGCCAGAGAACCACGGGCTATTGCGCCGGTCCCGTGCGGTAGGATCACGGTCTGTACGCGGGCAAACCAGGTGCAGCAGTTCGATTTTGTCGTCAGGCTTGTCTTCCGCCATCTTGCGAAGGTTGTCAGATAGGTCGCCATCCTCAAACATGCGAAGGGCTTGCCGGGCTGTTACCTGGAACTTGCGGAACACCGTGTCAATACGGCCCATTTCGTTTTCGCTGATATAAAGGTCCGACAAATGAATTTGCCGGTACATCAAACCACCTTCGGGATGCTCATCAACAAAGAGAGCGCCTGTACCGAACGCACCTAGGGCCATGTAACCTTCGTGCATTTCCTTAGAGAAACACGCTTTAGGCGAATAACGGTGGCTAAACATAATGGATGTGACCTGATCAAACCACAGGCGCACATTATGGTCGCGGTTGAGAGCGGGATCGGTAGCGCGCAACTGGTGCCAGCGTGAACCTCGCGGCGTCAACAGGCTTTCAATGGCCGATGCAAAACGCTCACAGGCGAGGGCGGCGGTGGCGTCATATAATTTTGATGTGCGTTTATCGCCAGCCGTCAACTCGCCCGTGAAGATACGCGAACGCGGCAAGACCCGCTCCGCTATTTCTTCCCAATGGCCTTCCCATACGGACCTATCGTTTTTTAAACGAGAGTAGCGGGAGAAAACTTCGTCTGTACCTGGAGCAGCCATTAGACCCCCATGAGTGTAGTTTTGCGGATTGCCGACACATCAGTGTTGCGCGGCGTTCCCATTAGTGTTGTTTGCATGCCATTGCGCGGTGCAGAACCGCCGCCGTATGCTGCCGACGCATTACGCTGTGCCGTATCCAGGCGGGCGCCCATCGATGTTGGCGGTAACTTTTTGCCCGCGGATTGGCGCTGCATGGCCGGCACACACACGTTACTTGCCCTTGGGTTTGCTTGGCTTCTTTGGCGGTCTTCCGCGCTTTGAGCCATACGTTCCTTTGCCTTTTGGCATATCAACCTCCTAGCAATGTGGTTCGACCAATATTGGCTTCATTCATTACACCCGTTGGGCCGGTCATAAGCGTAGAGCGGCGCCCACTAGCCTGGACGCGGGCGCGGCGTCGTGAACGCGCTCCCTCGCCAGATCCCCCGCCTACAGGTGCGGATGGTTCTGTGCCCATTGGCGCGGGTGGTGGCGATGGCGGTGAAGGTGGTGGTGGATCAGGTGTGATGCACATGTCAACCTCCTAACAAGCCTTTGCCGCCACCACCGCCTAAGATGCTGCCGTGGGAACG